GGCAATGATTAAGTATTGACTCAAAATCTATTTCTTCGGCACAAAAAAAGTTTGGAAATCTCTTAGTGAGCGTCCTATATCCAGCTCCTGAAACTCCCCCTAGATTATCAGATTTGTCACCTGATATTGCTCGAGCAAGACAGAAATTTTTTGGATGAATTCCAAATTTTTCTAAAATTTTCCCTTCATTGATTTCTTTCTTTTGGCCTGGTGACCACACAACAGTTGACTCATCAACCAACTGGTACATGTCTTTATCAGATGAAACAATGACGGTTTTTGTTTCATTTAATTTATATCGTGAAACGTAACCTATGACATCATCAGCTTCACAGTCGGCAACATATATTTGTGTTATCGGAAGATTTTGGAGAATTTTTGTTAATTTTGCAACCTGAGAAAGTTTGTTTTGATTGCTGTCCGGAATATCGTCACTATAAAATCTGTTTAATTTTTGTGTAACTCGACCCCTTTTATAGTCTGGATATATGGCACGACGGCGTGGGGCGCCGCCGCCTTCCCAAACAACAATGACATCTTCAGGATTATAATAGGAACATATTGTGCCAAGCATTGTTAAAAATCCAACAACACCACCAATGGGATTACCATCAATGTCCATTGTTGGATTTATGACATAATTTCGCATGAATATGCTCATGCCATCGCATAACACAGTTATGTTTTTCATTCTGGACTCACAAATGAATCCTCTAGATCAAATGAAACCTGCCTAACCTCTTCATATGATTCTGTGTTAACCTCTTGATTCAAGTTACTCCTCTTAACAAAAGCGTCTTCAATCAATGCGTCAACATATTCAGCATATTGAGGGTCGTTTATTATATCCTCAAAGTCAGGCTTATAGAACTTTTTCTCAAGAATTATTTCTTCAGTTTTTTCATCCCTAACTGTAAATGTTTTCCATGCGCTGGTGCCATCAACACTAATCAACTTGCCATCCTTTGAGGTTGGTTCCATTGGTCGCAGTACATCGAACAATTGTTCACCTTCCTTAATACCTACGCCAAAATGAATTTCAAAATTGACTGTCCTAAATGGGGGTGAAACCTTACATTTAATTGTTTTTGCACTAACATTAATTCCAATTACATCGCCTGTCTTCTTATCCTTAATCGGGCGGCCAGCACCAAGCTTGAGGCGAACGGAGGAATGAAACGGAATAGCCTTTCCACCCGGGGTTGTGGTAGGGTCACCAAACATAACTCCAATCTTTGTCCTAATCTGGTTAAGGCATATGAAAAGAACATTCTGATTTGCAATTATTCCATTGATCTTTCGCATTCCCTTTGAGATAACTCGGGCATTTAGACCAATTGTTTCCTTGTCATAATCACCAATCAATTCTGCCTTCGGGCTTGTTGCTGCAACTGAGTCCCAAATAATTGTGATGGGAACATCCTTTTCAAGAGCACGTGCCTTCATGATGGTTGATTCAGCAATTTGCAAAACTTCTTCAGTGCAGTGCGTATCAACATAAACAAAACGCTTTGAAATATCAACACCCAAGAGTTCCAGATTTTCGACAGAGGTTGCATTTTCTGTGTCAATATAAACAACAATTCCACCCATCTGTTGGGTAGAGCGTGCCAGCTGAATTGCAATATGTGACTTACCAATTGAGGGCGGCCCAAAGATCTCCACAATCCTTCCCTCAGGTAATCCGCCGCGAACCTTGTTTGCAACTATGGAATCAAGTTGCCGACTCCCTGTGCTGATCCAGCGATTCACGTGGGTAGGTGAATCATCGTATCTCAAGTTATATGCAACGCGGCTTCCGTGTTCCTTGTTTAGTGAACTAATCAAGTCTGAGGTAAAGTCATCCCCAACAGCCTGCTTTTTCTTCTTCGCGGCCATGTATTCTCCTAATTAAATTTTAAAATTGGGGGAGGTTGCCCTCCCCCTCAAGCCTGATTATATCACACTTCTAGAGATCTTTTAGGCTATCAAAAGCCTCGTCCAAACTCTTGAACTTAGATGACGAAGAATCAGGCTTGCTGTCATCTGATGAACTGGAACGACTCTCGTTATGAGTCTGCTCACTACCAGAACTGTCGCTAGGATCAAGCCAATCATTTACAATCTTCTCGAGTTCCTCATAGGACTTACAGGTGTAAATGCTATCGAGATCGGGGACGTTATCAAGCCATTCCTTGACCTGCTTTTCATTATCATGAATTGCAGAAGACTTGCGGCGAGGGCTAACGTCAGTAATTGCGTACTGGCGGCCTTGTGGCTTGTAGCAATTGACCTTAATGTCAGTACCAGATTCGAAATCGGTGATATCACCATAGTCCTCGTCAAGCATAATGTTAAGAAGTGACTGGTAAACCATCTTACCAAAAGCCCAGATTCGAAGACCCTTTTCTTCTTCACCGCGAACCAAGACCAGTGCGTAAGTCCTCATCTTCGGATAAAGCTTCTTCGCCATCTCGTAAGATTCAGGGGACCCATCATCACGAAGCTTGTTAATCAATTCCTGGATGGGATCGGGCTTACCGAACTGGTGAGGCTGCAAAAGCCCCGGATTGTTGCCAATGTTGTAATAAAACCAGCGCTCCTTAAAGGGTTGGCCATCATTCTTAGGCCATGCCACGATCCGGACCGAAACCTCTTGTCCCTCTTCAGGGCGCCACATCATATCACGACGGCGGTTATTACCTTGGAGCTGCCCGAGCTTTGCACGGATCTTGCTCATATCAATTGCCATGTTTTCTCCTAATTGCAGTAAATCAGCAAATTGTTAATTGTTACTCACCACTTTGTCAATGGGGTGGCCACCCATAATCGAATTAAAACTTTAAATGCTTAAGTGTTCAAGTGTTATCTAAATTATGTTGTGATCCAATTATTGGGATCGGAGACATCAATAATGGAAAAATCCATATCATGCATGTCTAATATTTTTCGCCTTGACCTTATTAGGTCTGCAATATTTTTCTTTGAATCATCATAAAATGTTATGCCCATGATTCTTGGGCTGGCATCCACCATCATTTCAACAAATTCACCCTTATCACAACCATCACAACCAATGATTATCATATTGGTCGGGTCAATTCCGATGCTGTCAAGGTACATATGTATCTCATCTTCAGCGGCAGGACCCCTAGCTGTTAAAATCATGACCTGTGTGCCAGGCAACATTAAATCTGAAGCAAGTTGTTCTGTTGTTTTTGTTAACTCTACAGGATTTTTAATTGTATCAAAACTTGAAAAATCAAAATCATACATTTTGCCATTAGTAGATGACACAAGTTCATCATATTCTTCTTGTGAAGTTACTATAAACTTTTTGCCGGTCTCTTTATGAACAGCTTGAATAGCGGTATCAGTTTTTGCAATAGTTTCATCAAAGTCATAAATAATCAAATTTGACCGATCAATAACAGGGACAGTGACGGGTAATGCGCCTTCGTGAAGATATGATTTCCAAAAATTCATTTATTCAGGCTTTCCGAATTCTTTTTTTAAAATCTCTATGGCTTTCTTGTTATTTTTCAATGAAATCCAATCCTTGTTGCCTTCTTTCCTAGTCCACCAGTGATCATCAAACTTGTATTCCCAGGTCTTATCACCAGGAATTTTTAAAACTTCGCCACCCTTAGGTTGATCTTCACCGGAATCAGTAAACCCAACTGTTATGTCTTTCATTAATTTAAGAATTGGTTCATCTTTAAGCTTGCCAACAACCTTTACATGCAAGTGTGGAGCACCACCCTTGTCGGTTTCATCAACTAATTTCATATCATATTTGCCAGTTTTTTTAATCTGTTTAACTAATTGAACAATTGGATCTGACATTGATTTCGCCCTTAAATCTACGGCATCACCGGCAAGGTGGCGACTTAACCTGGGAACGTTGTTGGTAATGTAATCTGCCGCCTTTTTTTTGCCGGTTGACGTAACATTACCACCGCTATCTAAATTTGCTTTAAAAATATCGTCAATGGGTGGCATATGTTGCGGGTTGTAGTTGCCGTAAACTGCCATCAACCATCCGTACCCGCCACCTCTTTTCTT